CGTCATACAGTGCGTTATAGAGATATTACCAAAGTAACCACTATTGAAATGGACGAAACTAAATTAGTAGCGTCACAATTTAAAAGAGCAGTTTTATTTAAAGCATTAGCAGACTATATATTTCCAATCTTAACTAAATGGAAAGACCCACAAGGCGGTGATGGTGCTGATGCATTTCAAGTACAAATGACACATTACAGACAAAGATATGCAGAAGAATTTAACGCCATACTTCGTGATGGAATTGAATATGATGAAGATAACAACAGTACAATTACTGTTGATGAAAAAGAACCTATCCATAAATTACGCCTAGTCAGATAATGGTTGCCTCAGTAACTGTTAAGACGAACAGCGTTCAACTATCCAAAGAATTTAAAGAAATACAAAACAAAATACCTAATGCGATTAAGAAAGCATTAGCCAATGTATCAGCATTTCAAATAGCGAATATTAAAGATAGAACACAGAGAAAAGGAATTGATGTTAATGGCAGTCCTTTTAAACCTTATTCTAAAGCATACAGACGTAGATTAGTTAAACAGTCTGGTGTTGTTGACCTAACAGATACAGGTCAAATGTTTAGTTCATTAACAAGTAAAATTACACCGAGTAAAGGAACATTATTTTTTAGACAAGCACAGGCAAACAAAAAAGCATTTTATCACGATATAGTAGGTGCAGGTAAAGGTAGAGTAGTTAGACCATTCTTTGGCATTAATGATAGAGAGGCAGATAAGATTGGACAGTTGTTTGCAGATAAGATATTTAAGGATATAGGATTATGAGCATTAGAGAAGATATAGCAGTCAATATTGTCAATACTTTAGATGCGGTTACATCACCGATTGAATTTAAAAAAATTTCCAGACAACAGTTTGACCCAGAAGATGATTTAGCAGATACACAATTTCCTGCTTTATATATTTCTACTGGTGATGAAACACGAGAAGATTTTGCACTAGGTGATTATTCAGCAGGTAAAAGAAGTGGCACAATAGATTATGTGATTGTTGGGTATGTTAAAGGAACAGAAACAAATTTAGATACTAAAAGAAATGAATTTATTGAAGTCGTAGAAGAAACACTTGATACAGATAGAACTAGAGGCGGTAATGCCAAAGAAACTAAAGTCGTAGAAGTATCTTCTGATGAAGGTACATTATATCCTTTGGGTGGTGTTAGAATTGTGGTAAGGGTATTCTATGAATTTGTTAGAGGTAACGCATAATGGCTAAACGAGTAACATTATTTATGCCAAATAGTTTAGGAAGTATAACTGTTTGGGATAATGAACTAGACAAATTTTTAGCGAAAGGATATAAACTTTCAATAGAAACAAAATCTACTAGAACTTCAAAGAAAAAAGAGGTAATAGTAGAAGAACAAGAACAACCAAAGGAGTATGAAGAATGGCAACACACGTTGGAACAAGCGGAGTAGTCAAAGTAGGTGCAAACGCAGTAGCTGAAGTTACTGGTTTTACCATTGATGAAACAAACGACACAGTTGAAGATACTTCACTAACTGATACTGCAAAATCCTACAAAGCATTAAGAAGCGATGCTACTGGTACTGTTGAGTGCCACTGGGACGAAACAGACACAACAGGTCAAGGTGCATTAACAGTTGGTGCTGAAGTAACTTTAAATTTATATCCAGAAGGTGCAGACAGTGGTGATACATACTACACAGGAACAGCTATTGTAACTGGTGTATCTCAAGCAGTGACACTTGACGGAGTTATTTCAAGAACTATAAACGTACAATTTTCTGGTGGCGTAAGCACTACAACTGTATAATTGAATGTCTAAAAAAGACTTTCTTGAAGGTGCTATAAATCACTTTAAGCATCAAGAGATTAAAATTATAGAAGTTGAGGAGTGGGGGTTGACAGGCGAAGATGCCATTTATGTCAAACCTTTTACGCTACTAGAAAAAGCAGAAATCTTCAAAGGTTCAAACGATAATGATTTGACTGTTCTTGTTGATGTTATCATCAAAAAAGCAGAAACCAAAGATGGTGAAAAAATGTTTGACCTTGAAAGTAAAATCAAGATGAAGAAATTTGTTGACCCAGATATTATTGGTAGGGTCGCTAGTCAAATACTAGGAACATCAAACGATAATCTTCAGACTTTAAAAAAAAAATAGAAACTGACAACCATTTCAGATTTCACTTTTTTCTAGCAGAACAATTACATAAGACTATAGGCGAAATATTATCTATGCCTGTAGAAGAATTTAATTTGTGGATTGCCTATTACGAGGTAAAACACGATGACCAACAAAAAGCATTGAATAAACAGAAGATGCAAGGTAAAAGAAGATAATGTCCACCAAAAGATTAAATATTGATATTCTTGCTAAAGATAAGTCAAGACAAGCATTAAAACAGGTTCAAGGTAATCTTAATGAAACAAAACAATCGGTAGTTAATCTTAAAAATGCCTTAGTTGGTCTTGGTGTAGGTGCTGTTTTAAAATCATTTGTTGATGTTGGTAAAGAAATTGAAAGTCTAAATATTAGATTTAAATTCCTTTTTGGGTCAGCAGAAGAAGGTTCAAAAGCATTTGATAATTTATCTAAATTTGCAGGAAAAGTTCCATTTTCATTAGAACAAATATCAAGAGCATCTGGAAATCTAGCAGTTGTATCTAAAGATGCTGACGACCTTAACAGAATATTAGAAATTACTGGTAATGTGGCATCTGTTACAGGATTAGATTTTGAAACTACCGCAACTCAAATTCAAAGGTCGTTTTCTGGTGGTATCGCATCTGCTGACATCTTTAGAGAAAGAGGTGTTCGTGCTTTATTAGGTTTTAAAGCAGGTGCAATAGTCACAGCAGAAGAAACAGCAAAAAGATTTGAAGAATTATTTAGTGGTGATGGTGAATTTGCTTCAGCTACAACAGATTTAGCACAAACCTTAGAAGGTACTCTATCAATGATAGGGGATAAATATTTCTCTTTTCAAAAAAGAGTATCACAAGAATTTTTTGATGAATTAAAAGGTGAATTTGAATCTTTAGATAAATTTTTTGCAGAAAATGAAGAACAAATAGGCGTTTTAGCAGAAGCAGTTGGAAAAACTTTAGCAACAGCAATTACTACACTTGCTGATGGTGTTAGGTTTGTAAATGAGAATTTTGAAACATTTAAAAGACTAGGAATGGCAGTTGCTGTCTATGGTTTAACAAAAGCATTTTTAGGTTTAGCTGTAAGTATAGGCAGAGCATCTGTTGCTATGATTTCTCTTAATAGAAAATCTTTTGCAAGTTTTCTAGGATTATTAGCAGGTGCAGGATTTTTAATTGCTGAAGCAACTGGCAAACTTGATGAATTTTTAAAGATGTTTGAAAGACCAAAAACTATTGAAGATTTAGCAGTAGAAGTAGAACTTTTATCAAATCAATTACAAACACTTAAAGATAGTGGCGACCCTAATTTTGACAAATTACAAAATGAAGCATCTCAATTAAAAAGAGAATTAGAACAATTAAGAAGTACCCTTGACCCAACATCTTTAGAATTTGAAAATATTGGTTATCTAATTGATGAAGTTAATGATTCATTAAACGAAGTACCTTTTAGAGAATTAAATATTGGATTTGAAGAAGTAGAAGATAGTCTAAAAGCATTAAAAGAGGCATTAGCTAGTTTTGATAAAGGTTTCCAAGATGCTATGAAAAAAGCAATACAAACGAATGATGATTTTGAAAAATTAGGTTCAAAAGCATTTGATGGATTTGCTGATACATTAACTGACGCACTTATAAATGGTAAAGCCAATTTTAAAGATTTTGCAAGAAGTTTATTAGCTGATTTGTTAAGGATAATTATCAGACAGAGAGTAGCATTAGCATTACAAAAAGCATTAGGATTTGTTGGGGGTAGTGCAGGTGCTAGTACAGGAACTGGTAATTTTGTTTCAAATCTCTTTGGAGGATTTTTTGCAGATGGTGGCAGACCACCTGTTAATAGACCATCTATAATTGGCGAAAAAGGTGCTGAATTATTTATACCAGATACAGCAGGTACTATTATTCCTAACAATGAAATAAAAGGAATGGCGGGAACAACCAATATTAATTTCACTATTAACACAGTTGATGCTAGAGGTGTTGATGAATTATTAACAAGTAGAAGAAATACTATTGTTAATGTTATAAATGATGCACTTAATAGACAAGGAAAAGAGGCGTTAGTATAATGGCAGGTACATATCCAACAACACCAGAATTTGCATCTGTAGGTTTTGCAAGTGAACAAAAAACAATTACATCTACGACTGATAGTGGAAAGATGTTTAGTGTTCAAGTAGATGGTCAAAGATTTAAATTTTCAGCATCATATCCACCAATGAACAGAAGTGAATTTGCTCCTGTCTATGCTTTTATAATGAAACAACGCAGTCAAAAAGAAACATTTCAGATTGCTTTACCAGATTTAAAAAACGCTAAAGGTGATGTATCTGGGGTAGTAGAAACAAATGGAACTGCTAGTGCAGGTGATACATCTGTGACTGTTGATGGTATGACAGGTACTTTAAAAGCAGGTGACTTTATAAAATTCAACGGACATTCTAAGGTCTATATGGTCGTAGCTGATGCAACCGCTTCATCTGGTAGTGCTACTTTAACTATTGAACCACCATTAAGAGAAAATTTATCTGATAATGAAGTCGTTACTTATGATGGAGTAGAA